GATTTAGTTGAATACGAGAACGGTACTGACCCAATGGACGGTTGGGTACTGTTAGGTTTTGATGAAGTTGGTATGTTCTGTAACGAACCCAAATACGCATTTATCGGAGAGTAATATGAAGATTGTAATCCACACACAGTTCCGCGAAAACTATGGTGCCCATGACTGGGATGGTACTGGGGAATGCCCACAGTACTGGAAGGACAAGGGTGGTTCTACCTATGTGGTAGAGGGTGTATCTGTTGAGGATGCACAGTCCGAGGGGTACTATGATACCCTGTTTGATCTCGTTGAGGAGAGCGATGATTACGCCCAAGAGTATGTTCTTGGTTCCGATCTCGTTGATGATGCGGACTTCAAGGAGTCTAACATCTGTGAACACTGGGAACGTCCAGTGTACATCAAGGTTGAGGGTGACAAGTTTGTTGCTACTCAAGCACATTATATGGAGGGACGACCTCCCCGAACTTGGGAATTAGGAGAACAAGTATGAAGTATGAAGTAAGGTTAGCAAATCAAGGTCTTGAGTGTTTGACTTGGTATACATTTGATACCCCAAAAGAAGCAGTTAAGTTCGTACTGAAAGAACTTCACGAGGTTGGGTTTACTGTGTTTGGTAAGACCTACGAAGAGAAGTTTGAAGAGATCGTTTGGGTTGGTAAAGGGAGAACTGTCAATGTATGATTATGTCCGATTGATCCAAAACGCAAAGGGTGCTCGTTCTCGTACAGGTTCCGAGTGGGGTAAAAAATACTGGTCTACTGTTATCCAGAAACTTCTGGTAAATATGCGTGAACAGGAAACTATACATTAAATCTCTTATAAATAGAAGTATAATTAAGAGGTTCTTATGCCAGTAAATGTAACAACACAGTTATCCGATGCGGAACTGACAACTAATCTAAACTACCTACAACCTACGGGTTTTAAGGTAGTCATAGACCGAACGAAGTATCCCAACATGGAGTACTTTGTTCAGTCTGTATCACATCCAGGCGCAAATGTCACCCCCTTAGAATTACCTGTTCGTAGAATCACATCTGTCCCCTTGGCAGGAGATAAGATGACTTTCTCGGAAGTCAACTTCACAATTATTCTTGACGAGAATATGACATCCTATTCTGAGATGTTTGATTGGTTGAGTCGCATGGTAAACGATGGTCACGTGTCGGCAGGTGATCGTGGAAGTAAAATACCTACCTATGCGGATATCACTCTGCATGTATTGTCAAGTCACAACAACACAGTCAAAAAGATCAAATACAATGACTGCATACCCACCTCACTTGGTAACATTGAATTTACCTCCACCACCGGAGATGTAAACTATCTGACCTTTGATGCGGCATTTAGATTCTCACAGTTTGAAATAATTTAAATTTTACTTGACAAAAGGTACCACTTAGTGTTATAATAAGTACCTATTAATGAGGAATTATATTATGTTTGAAGATTTATTTGAAGATGGCACCCTACGAGAGTATATAGAAAATAACACCAATGACCCTTGGGTCGGAACTGTCTGGGAGAGATATGTATTCATGTCACCCAAACAGAAGGGTGAATTTGGGGAACGGTTGGTAGACAAATTCTTAACAAACAAAGGTCACGGTGTTCTACGTGCATCAACTTCTACTGCGGGACATGACCGTGTTGTGGATGATACTCTTACTGAGATTAAGTTCTCTCTTGCACAACGTAATAAGGGTGATGTTGCTGATGACATGTTTATGATTAATCATGTGTCAATTGGTAAGGATTGGGAACGTCTTGTATTTTTTGGAATAAATAAGTACGATGAACCCCGTCTTGTATATTTCACCAAGGAAGATTTCATTAAGAACCGTGAAGAGTTCTTTAAGAATCAACAGGGTGGAAAGAAAATTAAGAATGATGATTACATCTGTAGTGGTAAAAAAGTGAAAGAATTGCTTGACCAAGATTGGGTCAAAGATATAAGTGAATGGTGATATGATTGATTTAGAAAGTGTACTTGCGGAGTGGAGAGAAGACTCCGAAATATCCAAACATCAACTTGACGAAACCTCGCGTGTGACACCTGCGTTACATGCAAAGTATCTGGAGTATCTCTCGTTGACCAAACTGCGTCTGAAGCAGTCTGAGTTCAAACAAAAGACTCTACTCAAAGAGAAGTACCTCTACTACGAGGGTAAGATGTCCAAGGAGGACATTGAGACTCGTGGGTGGGCATATGATCCATACGAGGGTCTCAGTGCAACCACCAAGAACTTCAAGGAGTATTACTACGACTCTGACAAGGAGATTCAAGAGTCTGAGATGAAAATCCAGTACCTTAAAGTGATTATAGATACACTTACGGAGATTGTTAATAATCTCAACTGGCGACACCAGACTATCGGCAACATGATACGATGGAGGTCTTTTGAGGCAGGACAGTAAAAAGTGAGTATCTATGTTAAAAGAGTTGCAAGAAACATTTACAGTAAATAAAGTCTACCAGTCTCGGTGGGTATGGTATCACACCATACTCGCTGCCGAGATATTCCTAACCAACATCTTACTGATTGCTATTTTGGTAAAGATGCCCTAAATGAGTTTACCTAATACCATTCGTGTTGGTCTTCGTGATCATGCTATGCTGATCATTGATGCTGAAGCACACCAGATTCCCGAACTCAGGGAGTACTTTTCGTTCATGGTTCCTGGCGCGAAATATATGCCCGCTTACAAGTCTCGCAAATGGGATGGTAAGATCAAACTCTTCAACCAAGTCACTCGTGAACTCAATGTGGGACTTTACGCACATCTGAAGAAGTTCTGTGCGGATAGGATGTATCCTATTGAGTTGATGGACAACGATGAGTACGGACACCCTGAGAATAAGAACCATGTCCAACACCAGAACCTAGTAAAGTTCCAGAGTGAACTTGATATGCCGTTTGGATTGCGTGACTATCAGTACGATGCGGTGACCCACGGTATCAAAGAGAAACGAGCAATTCTGTTGTCACCCACAGGTTCGGGTAAGTCGTTCATCATCTATAATCTGATGCGGTGGTATATGGCAAATCACGATCAGAAGATTCTCATAGTTGTTCCGACAACAAGTCTGGTAGAACAAATGTACAAAGACTTTGAGGACTATGGATTTGACCCCGATTTGGTGCATAAGATATATTCTGGTAAGGAGAAGGTGACCGACAAGCAGATCATAGTCTCTACTTGGCAGTCCATATACAAGTTTCCGAAGGAGTGGTTCGAGCAGTTTGGTTGTGTGTTCGGTGACGAGGTACATTTGTTCAAGGCAAAGTCACTGTCTGGTATTATGAATAAGTGTACAAATGCTCCATATAGATTTGGAACTACTGGTACCTTAGATGGTACCGAGACTAACAAACTGGTACTAGAGGGTCTGTTCGGGCCCACCAAGACAGTGACTCAAACTCGTGATCTACAGGTTCAAGGAACTCTCGCACAAATAGACATATCTGTCCTGTTACTGCGTTATCATAATGATGTGTGTCATATGATGCAGGGTAAGACCTATCAAGAAGAGATGGACTATATCGTTACCCACGAGAAACGCAACAAGTTGATTACCAACCTTGCGTTAGACCAGAAAGGTAACACTCTGGTACTATTCCAGTTCGTGGAGAAACACGGTAAAATTCTCTTTGATATGATGAGAGACAAGGCAGAGGATGGTCGAAAAATATTCTATGTGTCTGGAGAAGTGGATGCCGCAGACCGAGAGCAAATTCGTGGCATAGTGGAGAAACAGAAAAATGCAATTATTGTTGCTAGTTTGGGCACTTTCAGCACTGGTATTAATATTAGGAATCTTCATAACATAGTATTCGCATCCCCTAGTAAGAGTCAGGTTAAGGTGCTACAGTCGATAGGACGAGCATTGAGGCAGTCTGACGATGGGTCTAATGCTAAGTTATACGATATTGCGGATGATATGCATGTCAAGTCACACAAAAACTTTACACTGCGACATAGTGCCGAAAGAATAAAGATATATACTAAAGAACAGTTTCCTTATAAGATACATCAAATTAACTTGAAATGAAAGGGATTTAGCATGGACACAGATGTAAGACAGTTAAAACTGGCAAGTGGAGAAGAGATTCTCTGTGAAGTAGTTCAATGGCAAGAAGGTGATGACTATGAAATATTAGTCCGAAAGGCAATGCGTCTTATTATGATGGAGAATGGTGATGGCATGAAGTACTATGCTTTCAGACCTTGGATGGTTTACCAAGAATCTTCGGATGATTTATTAATTATTAATTCTTCGCACATCGTAGGAATGGGATTTCCTACTGACAGTCTAATGGTACAGTGGCATGAAGCAGTTTCCGATATGGGAGAAATGTACCTAGTAAGAGAGTCAGAGCATACTGAAAAGTATGGTGATCAACAATCTGCGGCAGATAAGATGTCTAGTCGTGCCAAATCTGCGGCAGACAAAATAGACGATTACCTAGAGAGAATGGGTGGAGACTCTGCGTCCAATAATGTTATTTCTTTGGATAGCATAAGAGATAAGACGGTTCATTAGTATTCAACCCTCCCGAAACACAAAGCTTATTATACAGTGAGTAACAACTTTTGTCAAGTGAAAAGAAAAAAATAATTGGATTTACCTGTTCGGCATTTGACCTGTTCCATGCGGGTCATGTAAAGATGTTGGAAGAGGCAAGGACACAGTGTGACTATCTTATCGTGGGATTACAGACTGATCCTACTGTAGATCGTCCAAAGAAGA